CACCGCCGCCGGGAACAGGGCCGACCCACGGTTGACCAAATGGACTTTTACGGCCGGCTGTTTCATAGATTGCACCGGCGGGAGAAGTGTTGGCTACATAAAATAAAGATTGAAACCCATTCTTATTGGCTGTGTTAGCCCCTGCACGATAAATAATGCCGGCGCGTACCTTTGCCGCACTAAATCGAGGAAATGGTCTGTAGGAGCCAGTAGTGGCGAATTTACGCCTATGAGTCCAACCGCGCAATCCAACAGGTGTATCAGGTACGAATCCTCGAGCAGCGTCGCGAATAGGAAGCATCGCCGCTCTCATTTGTTTATCCCATTCTTTTTTCAAATCAGGGTCAAAACGATTGAGCGCAGCGTGAAGTTCCTTAACGCCTTTTACTTCTACTGGCACGTTGCGCCTCTTTCGCTCGATCCTTGAACACCATAATCATCGCTTCAATCATCTCTGTATCAGCGTCTATCAAATACTGCGGCGCGATTCCTGTCTCAATAGCCAACTGAGCTATTAGGTACGTAAAGGAGTCGCGCGTTATCCATTTTTTTCGTCATCGATAATTTCAACGGTATCGAGTTCGTCGAGAAACTCCATAAAGTTCAAAGAAACGGTTTCGCCAGACTTGAGCAACGCTTTGTGTGCCAACCAATAAACATCTGATTGACGTTCCCCGTCGCGCAAAATCTTGGCGATTCCGCCTTTGAATTCCTGCTCAAAGGCATATTCAAGAGAAGGAGATATGCGATGTACGCTCATCTTCCCGCCAGCCCTAGTTATCTTTAATGATGCCATTTTCTGCCCCTTAGAACGCTACTGTTGTGGATACTGTTACTTGTGAGTTGATAGTGAATGTGATGCTGGAACTGGCTTCGTCTCCGACGCCGCCTGTGCCAACCGGTGTGAGGTTATTGACCAACACATTGAACTGATATGAAGGGTTTGTCGCGCTTACGGCTGTTCCCTTAACGGTAATCATGGAGACTGCAAGAGTTAGACCATATGCCGAATTAAGCGTGGTCATCACTTGAGATGCTGCCCAGTCATTGAGGAAGCTAATTTGAAGCTGTGCTGTCTCAAGGCCTTTAACGAAAGCGCGATAAGACTGACCCATTGAGGTCACATCTAGTTCTTCAAATTGCTGAGTCAGGGTAACGGCAGTCACGTATGAGGTGATGTCGATTGAAGGTGCAGTAGGAGCTGCGGCAGTAGCCAATTTAACTCCTACGTTATTATTTAGATAAATTGCCATTGTTATTTAACTTCCTTATCTGCGATTGTCGATGGTGCTGGTGGTTTAGATCCTTCGGGTACTTGGCCGACTTTTATCAACCACTCCCACATGATTTGTTCGTCTGTCATTCTTTAACTCCAACTTGTTAGTATGGTGATTGATATATCCGCGGCCAGTAAATCCAGATTTGGAAGGCTTAAAATGGTTGGTGCGGAAACTTGATTGGCTACCATCGTGATACCTGAATTCGCGAGCAGCGTAAATACAGCTGTGACGGTTGACTCAATACCGGCTAAATTGCCTTGATTATCGAGAGCCGGGATTAGGCAGGTAATCTTAAAATTAGCTCGAGGATTAATTTGAATCTGCGTATTATTTGAAGGCACGATATAGGGATCATCGGGTGAAATAATGACGCTGTTAGCAATAGGGGTTGATGGCGGGAATGAAAAAGTAGACCAGACGCTTGGATTGGCTAGGGCTGCGGCTAAGTCACTTCTTAAAGTAGTAATCGATGCGGTAGCCATTACCCGACCATGCTTCGTGGTGATTGATAAGGCGCGATAAGCGAACGAACGCGAGCCATAAGGCTGTTACCAATTTGGAAAGGCGCTGGCCCCATAGCGAGATCCATGCCGCCGCCGTTGGGCACCTGACGGGATTGCCAAATCTGTACTGCAAGAATCATGGCGGCCTCGCGCACGGCTGGCGTAGAAGCGTATGTAGTTGTCTTTGTATCGACGCCTAGAGCTTTGCCGTAGGGAACGACTTGATGGTAATTGTCATTAGCTCCAGTAAGGGCAAATTGAATTAAAGAGAATCCACGAGGAAACGTAAAGTAGTTATACGGAAAATTGATGTAATAGGGGATTGTTACGGATCCATTGGTAAACGGATAAGTACCGGTAATGGTGCGGGAACCGTTGTAAGTTGAGCCGCCCCCACTCAAGGTTATGGTCTGACCTGTTACGAATGAGACAGGCGCCGAAATCATGACCATGCCGGTGTTATTGTAAAGAGCAGCACCGACAACCGGATAAGAGTCGTACCAAAGGAATTGATCGAGTAAATCCTGAGCGGTTTGGCAGACTTCTTCAACGATTGAATCAGAGTAAAGCGAACCAATACCGAGGTTAGTCCTCAGCTCTGCCGCTGTTACGTATGTCGCTGCCATTACCTTCTCCTTACCTAAGACTCCCTGTCGTTAAGGGCTGTGAACGACAGGGAGCGTCCCGAGGTGATTACGCTGTCTTGTACTTACGGACACCCTTAGCCTGCAAGATCGCAGGAGCCATGTATCCATAGATAGCCAGATTGACCTGACCTGTGTTTACGATGTTGACGGAGAACATCGCTGTAGCGCTTTCATAAATTGTTACTGCTTCAGGAGCAATAATGAACGCTGAGTTATCTGCGCCGGCTGTTGAAGCTGCGTAAACATCTACGTAGCTGTCGAGTCCGAGCAAATTACCGCGAAGTGTTGTGCTGCCGATTTGTCCAGCTGCGTTGTATCCGCTTGATCCCGGAATTGTGGTATTGAAAATTGGTCTCCCGGTGCTATCGGTATAACCCATAGCTGCTGCCCATGTACCTGAACCTATTACGACATTCTTAGCAAAGTAGCTTGTACCTGCGTATGCGGCTGCTGACTCTGTTGAAAGGAATGAGATAAGTCCGGCTGCTGTGTTAGCTGTAGCTGTAGCTGCTGTGCCGTTATCGATAAATGCTTGGATAACTGCTGCATCTGTAGCCTTCAAATAAGCTCTTTCGAGCTGCTGCATCAAGGCGTCCATAAAGATGGGGTCAGATCTGTCAATTAATTCCAAACTGACGGTTTGCTGGCCAGCGTACTTCGATACGGTATAGCTCTGATAAGCCGATGTCATTCCGGTATTGCTGATTGTGCCGCCTTCTGTTGCAGCTGCAACTGTTGGCGCTGTCTGTGACGGAGTGATGAGTGATGGCACGTTGATTGTAAAACCAGCGGCAGGAAGTGTTGCCTTAGTACAAGCGTCAATCGCTGCGCGACCAAAGTTTGTGTTAGATACGAAAGTTGAAAGGTACTGAGTTGGGTTGAACGCTGGGTTAGTTGAAGTTGAATCTGCTGCTGCACGAACGTAGAGCGCAGAATCTTCATCGCCTAATTTGGCCTTGATTGTGTGGAGTGCATATGAACCCATAGATGTAATAGGGGAACGGACGCTGGAAGTGATGTAAGGCTGTGTTGCTTTAATTGTTGGGCGAGCGGCGGCGGCTTCAACTACTGGAGCTTCCTCTGTTGCCTCAACAGGTGTTTCTTCGATTGGAGCAGTAGTCACGTCGGACTCGCTTTCTGTTGGTTGGTTATCTTCTGCAACTTCACCTTCGGAAGCTGCGACTTTAGTTACGACTGCGTCCGAAAACGCAGGTGATTCGACTAAAGAAACTTCGCGCATTACAGCGCTTTGTACGTAAAGAGTTCCGTCCTTTGACGGCTTTGATGCGATTACTTCGACGCCAATAGAAAGTGAAGCGATAAGGCCTTCACTAGCGCGAATGAGAAAATCTTGTCCGGTAGCAGAACTGGATACCTTAAATGTGCCGGTAATTTGCTGTTCGCTGGTTTGAAAGGATTGAGCGCGACCGATTGGGTTAGTTGGATCATGCTGCGCAAGTAATTTGATTTTGGCTGTATCTTCAATTTTGATTGAACCCGATTCAAAAACGACTGGGCCGACTGAGGTATAACCGACTTTATTAAACGGTACGACGATGCCAGCAATAATGCGGCGTTCAACGTCAGCTGCTTCAATCTCGCTACTAAAGTTCAGAATCATCTACTTCTCCACTTCCTTCGGGTGTTAGGCCTTCCATCTCTTTAGCCTGGTTGAGATCGATAAGCCCCAATTCAAGTAACTGCGCTGTTACGGCAAGGCGTGCAGTTGGATCAACGCGCAAAAATGTTTCATCAACTGCAAAACGAACTTTCTGACCGCGTGGCAATAAATCGTCCATTGATAAACGAGATTGGATAGCGTTAATAAACGGCATCAATGTGTAAGCGGCAAATTCTTTACGCTGATCCAATACGTTTTGATATGTGTTGGTGCGAATCATTTCTGCGTCAATCATGTTTGCAGGTACGTTACAAGCACGGGCTAAATCAAGTGCTAAATACGCTTTAGCCTCGTTATACATCATATCTTTTGGTGCAAATGAAATAGGATTAAATTCTAACGTCGATGTAAGATACGCAGTCGCTTTACTCTGTCTAGCCGTTTTCCAACTGTTGAGAATTCCTTGAACCTGTTGATCCGGTAAATCCGCACCTGTATTTTTAATATAACCAGAACCCATTGGAGTTTGAGCTGCAATAGCAGCAGCTTTTTCGATGTCGATAGCGGCGCGAATAGTTGTTGGTTGACGCAGCAATAATCCTTGATCGAAAGCCTGAAACGTGACAAGGGAACCGACTCCTGAATCTGGAACGCGGATATTGTTGACCATGTAATAATCAACGGTTGAATTATCAAATGTGTATTTAACGGTTACACGATCGTTTTGCATCCATGAGAATCGTGCTGGACGATTATCATCTTTATACACTTCTTCTACTCTTAAGTAAGCAACTCCATAGTAAAAGAGTGAATCTACAATCCACGCTAACGTGACTTCCATTGGCTGACGCTTATCAAGTTGATCGACCCACGGCAGGTTAGGGATTTCTTCACCGGTTGACGTCAAATAAGTTTCAAGCGGAATTGATGCAATAGTTCCAGCAATTAAATTACGACAACGCGCAATAGCCGGAACGCTTGCAGCATCTTGGCGCAAAATTGAATTCGCGTAATTGTTATATCCACCATATGAACCTGCACCCCAATATGTACCAAATGGTGCGTCCATAACGGGTGGATTTAATTGAGCTAATATTGTGGGGTTGGTTGGAGCAGCTTTTGCGCGTAAGCCTAAAGTCTCAAGTAATCCCATAGACTTATTCTAGGGTTTTGTCTAGTCTTTAGACATTATTGAAGCGCGTGTCTAAATAAAGACTCTAGGGTATGACTGAGGCTTGGAAAGCTCGGCCACAATCATCGCCAGCCCGATAGGGGCGGTCACGGATCCTAAAGAGCTGCGCCGGACGATTCGCCAGCCGTTGTCATTCCATTTCGGAGCCACGTTATCCATCTGGGCATCAAGGTTGGGCTGACCCATATGGACTAAACGCTTGTTATCCATCGCTTCCTTAAACGAGGCACAGGCCTGATAGAAAGCATTTTGAGAGCAATCCTCAACGGCTATGCCGGACATTTTAAGTCGATGGGCGATAGCGCTGGTCACGAACTTATCGTGCAGGACAAGTCGAGGCTGCCACGTGATGCAATACTCCATGATGTCCTTAGCAATCTGCAATTCATCGACGGCTACAGGATCTTCCCAAATCATGACTAGGGATAGCGCTATTGACAAGTCATCGCGCAGCTGACCGGCAACGAGCGAGGCGCTTTTCTTCGTATGTGGATCGACGTCGAAAGCGAACATCGTGATAGCGCCGGGTTCCATGACAAGGTTCGGGTCAACGGCTGCTTCCCATGATCCGGGAGTCCACGGACTAGCTACGCCACCGGTCACGAACTGGCATAGGGTTTCGCGCCGGACGGCGTTGATGTCTGAGGTGGCAATCGTTTCCTCAATTGAATCCTCATCGATGAGATAACCGAGCGACGGGTTGGCCGCAGCCCAACCGGTGCGATCCATTACGTCGCAATTCTCCGGAGCGCTGTACTCGTAATAGCCAAATGACTTAGGCGGCTTGTACTGCGCTTTTTCGCGCATGGTATTGAGCACCTTGCTTTCTGCGTTGCCGGCATTTGAGGTATAGAGCCGCTGAGAATTAGGCCGTGCCAGCGTCACCGACTTAGCCGCGTCCATAGCGTCGGTTGTGACGTTACCCAATTCGTCCAGCCATAGAAAGTCAGCTGTAAATCCACGAACGCCGTCAGCTGTAGCGGCTGCCACTTCGATCATGTGGCCGTTCTCGAGCAAAATGCGTTCGGATCCATTAGCCCGGCGCACACCTTTAGCCACATCGCCACCCTTGAGCTGACATCGCAGGAATTCGTTATCCTCGATGATTTGCACCATCATTTCAAAACTTTTCATCGACATCTTCATCTTTGAGGACATAATCAAAATATTGGCCTCATCAAAGAGAAACAGGCCAGCCAGCGCTCGCATACGAGCTACGTGGCTTTTACCGGACTGCCTAGCCGTGAGAAGAAGGTTTGACTTACGCACGAAGCGGCCTTCGTCGTCCACCGCGCACATATCGTTCATCACAAGCTCCTGCCACGGCAGTAAAGGCTTGTTAATTTTCTTGGCTAGATCAGCAACTTCTGCACCTCGAGTTTTGCCCGTCCAAAATGGGCTGTGTAGCCGCGGTTTCAAATCCCCATATAGTCGCGGTTTAGCTTCGGTTGTAGTCATGGCTGAGACGGCCTTGAGTGCCCTGACATGGG